TAGCACTGTAATACATACAGACAGTGTATTACAGACAGACAGTGTAATCACTGACACTGTAATACAGCAGCCGGATGATTCGGTTTTGCCTACGTTGACTAAGTCGGCTCTGGAGCAGACGTTGACCAGGATGCAGCCCCGGTACAAACTTGGCAAGGCGAAACGACAGAATGATCCGTTGGCGTGGCGTATCGAAAAAATCCTACGTAGACTAAGACCTATGCTATCCACAGAAAATTTTATAGAAGTTTCTCAGGAGTTCACTATGTCGGACCCTATGCAGCGCGTAGCACTCGCGGACAAGCTCGAGAAGTGGCTAGAAAGTACTTTAGGGGGGTAAGGCTTAGGAAAAGGGAAAAGCGCACTCTGTGGCGCTTCTCCGTGGCTCTAAGGGGTATAGTTATATTTGAAAGGTGGTACGTCTAATTCATCTAAAAGAATACGTAGCAATCGTTCTATACCGCATGCTTCATCAATGGGGTTTCCATTGTTTACATGGTGTTCTACTAGCCACTTATATTGTTTTATGAGGTCGTTTGTATCAGGTACAAAAGCACTCAAGGGTAGTTTAACTCTGTCTTTCATCTATGCTTGCCTTCCTTTTGTATTTCTAGGGCAACCTCAGCCGCCATTTTACACAGTTCAACTTCTTTGGGGTTCAGTGTAGCTGCTATTTCTTGAGCATGTTCTAAGCACTCTTGAGATAGTTTCTCTGTCTTTGCGGTTACAGCAAGTATCAATGCAAGTGTTAGCGCATCTGTGGGACTGTTTATTTCTATAGCTTCCATCTTCTTTGCTCCTATGGTGTTATGAAGTGCCACGCGAAAACTAATCCAAAGATTAAAACGCATATGGCAACGTCGCTAAGTTTGATGTTCTTGATGATTGTGATTAGTTCTGAGATTGTCATTGTACGACACCACCACCAAAAATTTCAAAGGTGATACCGTCATAATATTTGACAACCTCACCGTTTGGTAGATTTACGAACCATTCATAGTTTTCTTGCCATACATCAAAACGCAATGCGAATTGATTAGATGCTTGGTTCATTTTGCGCTTAGTTGTGACGGTTTCCCATCCATCAGTGTTAAGTGTAACCTTGTTGTCATTCCATGCAACAATCTGTGTTTGATGATATGTTACACCGCCGCTACTGTCTTTGTTCCACCATGTAGTAGCGTAATTACTAAGTTTATCCATTCTAGGCATTTGTTCCTCCGTATACCTCTTTGTTTGTTATGCCTTCATAATACATAAGTGTCACAAAGTGTCAACAGTATAATTATTTATTGTGTTAGATTGTAAGATGATCTATATATTGAATATACAAAGTTGCTTGCCTGTTAGCTTTGTATACCTCAATAACTAGCTCGGACTTAGGTCCGGGCCTTTTTGAAGGAACACAGATTGAGTAGACGAAGCGTAAACACAGTCATTATGGAAAAGATAGTTGATCGTCTGGCATCAGGCGAGACGCTTGTAGACATCACAAAAGACAAGGCAATGCCAAGCTATAGAGCCGTCACAAGAGCCGTAGCAGCTGATGAAGAATTGTGGTCGCTATACCGTAAAGGGCGCATTCTCCAAGCTGAATATTACGCGGACAAAATCAATGGGCTTGCTATGGAACCATTGCCCGAGGGAGACGTGCGTTTCCTCAATGCTGAGGTAAACAGAAGGCGTCTCGAAATTGATACGCTGAAATGGACAACGGCTCGTAATCAGCCGTTCGGAATACGTGACAAGAAAGAAGACCAGCCACAAGCACAGACCTTCACCATCTCATGGGCCGGAGGTGATACCGCCGTTAGTGCACACGAGGAAGAAGAGGTACTGCATTGAAAGCACCAGCTAACATTCTGAGTGGCCGAGGTACGCGCGTGAAGTGCAAAACCTTTTCGCATAATATGTATTATGTTAACAAAACGCCTTATTTGCTGTAGTTTGCCGTATTTCTGGCGATACAGACCCCCCACCCTCCCAGAATCACCGCGCCACTTCTTACTACATAATATACCTGCGGAGCATACACAGTGACTCCCACACTGACTGCTGATCAACATGCAATGCTAGGTCATCTCTCAGAGCTACGGAGAAGCGTTGTAGATGGCGAAAGCTATAAGGAGCAGTTTGAGGCTGCGGTATTGCTTATTGATCTGTACGAGGCTATCTTGGAGTTGAATGGCATATTGATATATGAGGATCAGGAGAAGGTGGTTAGGCAGTGACGCATATAGAGATACCGTATGAGCCTCGTGTGTTACAGATGGAGTTGCACAATGAGATGCAAGAGAAGCGGTGGGGTGTTGTTGTATGTCATCGAAGGTTTGGCAAGACGGTATGGGCTATTAATCATATATTGAGGCATTCTCTTCTAAGCGGAAAGAGTAATCCTAGGTATGCGTATATGGCACCTACTTATAGGCAAGCTAAGAATGTGGCTTGGGATTATCTAAAGCATTTTGCTGGTAAGATACCGAATGTGAGGTTTCACGAGACGGAGTTGCGGTGTGACTTGCCTACTGGTGGTAGGATTAGTTTGTTGGGTGCTGAGAACCCGGATAGCTTACGTGGGATATATTTGGATGGGTGTGTTATGGACGAGGTTGCTGACATGCCGGAGAGTGTATTTCCAGAGGTATTGAGGCCAGCATTATCTGATAGGAAGGGATTTTGTATATTTGTGGGTACACCGAAGGGGCATAATGCTTTCTTTGATTTTTATGAACAGGCTGCATCGAGTGATGATTGGTTGTCTGCGGTGTATAAGGCGAGTGAGACGGGGATATTGGACGAAGAGGAGTTAGAGGCTGCTCGTACTATGATGTCTGTGGATCAGTATGCTCAGGAATTTGAGTGTAGTTGGAATGCGAATGTGCCTGGTGCTATTTATGGCAAGGAATTGGAGGATGCTACGATAGGTGGTCGAGTAACGAATGTACCGTATGATCTTAGTCAGAGGGTTGATACTTGGTGGGATTTAGGCATTGGGGATAGCACGGCTATATGGTTTACTCAGAGTGTTGGTCGTGCTGTGCATGTGATAGATTATTATGAGAATAGGAATGAGGGGTTGCCGCATTATTGTCAGGTTCTTAATTCTAAGCAGTATTTATATGGGTCGCATAATGCACCGCATGATATAGAGGTGCGTGAGTTGGGGAGTGGTAAGAGTAGGAGAGAGGTTGCTTGGGATCTGGGTTTGAATTTTAGGGTTGTTCCTAAGCTTCCTGTTGAGGATGGGATACATGCGGCTCAGATGTTGATACCAAGGCTTTGGTTTGATAGAGAGAAGTGTAAGGATGGTTTAGAGGCTTTGCGGCAGTATCATAGGGCTTATAATGATAGGACAAGAAGTTTTAGGTCTACGCCAGTCCATGACTGGTCAAGTCACTCAGCCGATGCGTTTCGATATTTCGCTGTGGGTTTAAGAGAGAGTAGGCCAAGTCAACAGGCTCCACAAAAACAGGCGGTGATGGATTATGACCCATTTGCAGCTTGAACCGAAAGAATATTGCGTAGCTGAGATTTCGGACGTTCCAGAGGTGGTTGAGTTGTGCGCGAGGTTTCATAAGGAGAGTTGGCAAGTGTTTGCGGACTTTGACTATGATAAAATGACTAGTTGGATTGTTGATAGAGTGCGTAATGAAGAGGATCAAATCTTCTTAGCAAAAAAGCACGGAGATGTTATAGGTGTGTTAATTGGGATGATTTTTTCGTTTCCGTATAGTAACACACTAGTCGGGGGCGATTATATCTGGTATGTTGTACCTCAAGAGCGCGGTGGAATAGCTGGTGTAAGGCTTATGAAGATGTTTGAAGCGTGGGCTAAAGAGAATGGTGCGGTTCGTATTATGACAGGTGCAACGTCTGGTATTGCGTCAAACAGAGCTGCTAGGTTAATGATGCGTTTAGGCTTTGAGCCTATGGGTTCGTTTATGCAGAAGGAGATATAGTATGGGTGGTTTGTGTGGTGGTAGCAGAGCAACCAGAAGGACACCAAGAGAAAGAGCTAGGCAAAGGACTGGTGCTGAAGACGCAGTTCGCAGAGGTCAGGTAACAAGGCGTACTGGTTTAGATGCGATTGTAAGTGATATTGCAATGGATACTGGTTTGCGTCAACCAGATACAGAATATTATTCAAGGCTTAATGAGAGAGCAGAGGCTGCACAAACAGAGCAAGCACGTCTTAGGGAAAAAAGAAGTAGAGATCGTAGAAGAGAAAGAGCAGCTACAGCTACTACGGATACAACAGCGGCAACAGTTACTCCTGTTACGCCGACTGCACCAACAACACCTACGCAACCCACAGCCCCGACTACCCCCACTCCCCCACCAGCACCCCCACCGTTTACAGAAACAACCACTACAGGTGCGGATACAACATATAAGGGTGGAGATGTAGGTGTTGGTGATGTAATTGATAATCGTGTTGTTACGAGCGAAACGGAAGCTGACGCTATTGAAAGCACCGGGAAGGGTAGAGTTTCAACGATTGCAACAAGCCCTAAAGGGTTGCTTGGAACAGGAACAACGGGAACGGTCCGTAGAAGACGGTCTTTAATGGGTAGTGGTTTACTAAGATGATGTTGCGACGAAAAAATATAGCCGGAGAAATGGGTGCAAAATCTGCTCAACCAGCCAAACGTCGGGTTGATATGACAGTTGATCCTTTAGAGCGCCTTAATCAAAGGATGGCTGGGAGAACGCAAGGTGGTTCCTTAGAGGGAATACCAACAACAAACAAAAAGAAAAAACGCTCTTTGATGAATAATTATGGAATGATGTAATGGCACAAATATCACCGCTTATAGCTCAATTAGATAGACGTTTTAAATCTTTGCAAAGCCAAAGATCAAATTGGGAACGTCATTGGCAAGAGTTAGCGGATTATATGTTGCCGCGTAAAGCAGATATAACTAAGAAAAGAACGCAAGGTGATAAGCGTACAGAGTTGATCTATGACGGCACAGCTATTCATGCTGTAGAGCTTCTATCATCTAGCTTGCATGGTATGCTTACATCTCCTAGTACACCTTGGTTTTCTATGCGGTATCGAGATCCGGCGCTACAGAATGACGATATGGCTAATGAGTGGTTGGAAATCTGCCTAGATCAGATGTATCAGGCTTTTAACAGATCAAACTTTCAGCAAGAGATACATGAGCTTTATTATGATCTTGTGGTGTTTGGTACTGCTGCTTTCTATGTTGAAGGTGACAAAGAAGGTTTGCGGTTTTCGTGTCGGCACATTGCAGAGATTACGGTAGCAGAAGATGCCAACGGAAAAGTAGATACAATATATAGAAAGTTTAAGATCTCTGCTCGTGCTGCTGGACAAAGGTTTGGAGAAGAAACTTTACCAGCACAAATGGCAAAAGACCTAAAGAATGAGCCTCATAAAGAACATGAGCTTGTACATGCGATATATCCGCGTGGAGAAACAAAGGGTCGTAAGGCACAGAACAAAGCAATAGCGTCTGTGTATTATCACGCTGACACAAGGCAGTTATTGTCTGAGGGTGGTTTTGACGATTTTCCGTTTATGGTTCCACGTTTTGTAAAAGATAGTGTAAGTACATATGGTAGAAGTCCAGCAATGAACGCACTGCCAGATGTTAAGATGCTTAATAAAATGTCAGAGGTGACTATTAGGGCTGCTCAGAAACAGATTGACCCACCATTGATGGTTCCTGATGATGGTTTTATGTTACCTGTCAGGACAACGCCAGGTGCTTTGAATTTTTTTAGAACAGGTACAAGAGATAGGCTAGAGCCTTTAAATATTGGAGCAAACAATCCTCTCGGTTTGAACATGGAAGAGCAGAGACGTAATGCTATACGTCAGGCTTTCTATGTAGATCAGTTGTTGATGTCGCAAGGACCAGCGATGACAGCTACTGAAGTGTTGCAACGTAACGAGGAAAAGATGCGGCTTTTAGGACCAGTTCTCGGTAGGCTCCAATCCGAATTGCTCCAGCCACTAATCTCCAGATCCTTTGCGTTGCTGCTCAGGAATGGCCTCCTCCCTGCTGCTCCTGAGCAATTACAAGGCCAAGACATTGATATTGAGTATGTCTCACCGCTTGCCAAGGCTCAGAGACTTACAGACTTACAGGCAATGTTGCGTGGATTTGAGGTAATGATGCAAGTAGCGGAAATCGCACCTGTTATGGATTATCTTGATGATGATAAACTTGTGCAGTATCTTGTAGAGGTTACAGGTATTCCGGCACGAGTTATAAGAAGCAATGAAGAGGTAAGACGATTACGCGAAGAAAAAGCAGAGCAAGAGCAAGCGCAGCAAGCAATGCAAGAGCAGATGATGCAAGCTGAAACCGCACAGAAAGTAGCACCATTAGTTAAAGCAGCAGGGGCTGTTCAGTAATGAAGCAGTTGGAAGAATTAAAATTATCTTATAGGCGCACGTTCAACACAGACGACGGCGAAAGGGTATTGAGTGACCTCAAGGCTAGGTTTGGTTTTGAGACAACCACGTTTACTGGCGATCCATATGAAAATTCATTTAACGAAGGGCAACGAGCAGCAGTGCTGTTGATCGTCAGGATGTTGTCCGAAGGGAAGGAACTAAAATGAGCGAAGAGGCAATCCAAGATACTGGATCTCAAGAAGCTGCACCAGAGGCTGTTGTGGCACAAGCTGCACCAGAAACTGCACCAATCGGTTTTTTAGAAAGCTTACCAGAAGAGCTACGTAATGAACCGTCACTACGTAACTTTGCCGATCCGAGTGCATTAGCAAAGAGCTACGTTCATGCACAACGCATGATAGGGGCCGATAAGGTAGCAATACCTAGTAAGTCTGCCACGCCAGAAGAATGGCGTGAGGTTTTCACAAAGTTAGGTGCGCCAGAAGATGCTGGTGCATACGAGTTTTCTGACAGTGATATATCTGTAAATGACGATTTAATTGGCACATTCCGTGATCGTGCGCTAACTGCTGGTTTAACGAACTCTCAAGCTAATGAAATGATGGGCTTTGTTAGGGATACAATAAGTGGTTTAGAAACTGATATGTCTGAAACAACGGAGAAAGCTTTGTACGAAGGTGAGCAAGAATTGCGTCAAGAATTTGGTCAAGCTTTTGATCAGCGTCTTGAGTTAGCTCAAATGGCTGCGAAAGATTTGTTGGGAAGCACAGATATATTTGACGAGATAACTTTATCGGATGGTCGAATGTTAGGGGATCATCCCGAAGTAGTTAAGATGTTTTCTCAGTTAGCAGAGCAAATTGGGGAAGACAATTTAGAAGGTGCTCCAACAGAACTTGTTATGACACCGCAAGAGGCTCAACGTCAAGTTTCAGAGATGACTAGACGAGACGGTCCATATTGGGATAAGATGCACCCAGAGCATGACACTTATATAGAAGAAGTGTTACGGCTCCGAGAGTATCTATAGCGGATAACCGAAAGGCCCGTGAAAAAGCTTGTAGTCAAGCGGACTAGTTGCCCTAAGCAATAGCATTGGCCCCCTTGGGACAACCAAGCGAAGCAAACCCGAAACTGAAACTGTAAAGGAGAGACTTATGTCTACTCAAATTACTACAGCTTTTGTCAATCAGTTTTCTTCTAATGTCCAAATGCTATCACAGCAGATGGGTTCTTTGCTGCGAGATGCAGTAGATAGTGAAAGCGTGAATGGCGAAAAAGCTTTTTTTGACCAAGTAGGTGCAGCGTCCGCTGTTCTACGTACTTCACGCCATGCAGATACGCCATTGGTGGAAACACCACATAGTAGACGTATGGTAACAATGTCAGATTATGAGTATGCCGACTTGATTGATGATCAAGATAAAGTGCGTTTACTTGTTGATCCGACTTCAACCTACAGCCGTGCAGCAGCCGCTGCTATGGGTCGCGCAATGGATGATGTTATCATTACTGCGGCTCTTGGCACGTCAACTACTGGTAAAGATGGTAGCACTTCTACAGCGCTTCCCTCTACACAGAAGATTGCTCATGGATCTGCTGGATTAACTATTGCGAAGCTTCTAAGTGCAAAAGAAACCTTAGATGCTAACTCTGTTGATCCGTCAATCACACGGCATATTGTTGTATCGCCAAAGCAAATCTCTGATTTGTTAAACAATACAACGGTAACTTCATCTGACTTTAATACTGTTAAAGCGTTAGCACAGGGAGAGTTAAACACATTTGTTGGTTTTAACTTTATTGTGTCAAATCGCTTAAACACTGACAGCAATAGTGACCGTCAGGTTATTGCCTTTGCTTCAGACGGTATTAAGCTAGCTGTTGGTAAAGAGCCAGCTGCTCGTATTGATGAACGTGCCGATAAATCCTACTCAACGCAAGTCTATTACTGCCAATCTATCGGTGCTACTCGCATGGAAGAAAGCAAAGTAGTAGAAATTGCGTGTAACGAATAAGGAGATTGATTAATGGCTACCGTTTATTCAACACAACGTACTAATTCACGAGCTACACCAGCAGTGATGAACAAAGCAAACGAAATGAGTGGCAGAATAAGAGTTGCTCATGGTACTTATGAAGCGTCTTCTTTAGCGTCTGGTGACGTTATTGAGATGTTTATTATGCCTGATGGCGCAAGATTGCTAGAAGGATCACTTGCACATGATGCAATGGGTTCATCCACAACCTTGTCAGTTGGCTATGCTGCACATACTAACGCAGCTGGTACGGCTGTAAGCGCGGCTGCTGCTGCTTATAAAGCGGCTGCTGCGTCTACATCAGCGCAAAAGGTAGACGTAATCGCTACACTAGCTTTAGGCTCCGGCACTGAGTTAGATGCTAACGAGGACGGTGTACCTGTAACGGTTACAATGGGCGGTGCAGCTGGCACTGGTACTGTTGAACTAACTGTTAAGTACGTTCTAGACTAATAGAGTGGGGCGCGTTTGCGCCCCCTCTTTCACATGGAGATAGTTGATGACAAGTACGGTTGATATAGCAAACTACGCACTAAACCTTTTAGGAGCGTCAAACATTTCTAGTTTTTCAGAAAACAGTAAGGCTGGAAGGGTTGTTAATCAGTTTTACGAAGGAACACGAGATACGGTTTTTAGATCTCACCCTTGGAATTGCTTGATTACTAGGGCTGAGTTGGCGCGAGAAAGCGAAGTTCCAAACTTTGGTTACGCTTATCAATATGTTTTACCGTCTGATCCGTTTTGTTTACGTGTTTTAGAATTTAGCAATGGAACTCTTTCTTACCCTCAAGACAACATGACAAATAATACTGGTGGTCCAGTATTTGCCATTGAAGGAAGAAAGCTTGTTACGGATGAAGCAATAGCAAAAATAAAATATATTGCTAAGGTAACAGATCCACAACAATATGATCCTAGTTTAATTCAAGCATTATCTGCTAAACTTGCTGCTAACATTGCATACTCAATAACAGGATCAAATAGTGTTGTTCAAACAATGTACGCTAAATATGAAGCTGAGGTTAAGGAAGCACGGTTTAACGATGCTACGGAAAGTGCTACGCAACGTTTAGAAGCAAGTGATTTGATTGAGAGTAGGTTTTAGGAATGGCAAGAAGTGCTCCAGCTTTAAGTTCTTTTACTGCTGGCGAAATCAGTCCGCGCTTAGAAGGTCGCACAAATATTGAGAAATATCGTGAAGGTCTTTCTGATTTGACTAATATGGTTGTAATGCCTCATGGTGGTGTAACCAGACGTCCAGGGACAGAGTATCTTGGTGAAGTTAAAAGTAGCGCCGTAAAGACAAGACTTATTGCTTTTCAATTTAAAACAAGCGACACATATATCCTTGAGTTTGGCAATCAGATTATGCGTGTATTTCGCAATGATTTACAGGTCTTAAACTCTTCAGCAAAAACAATTACTGCTGCAACAAAGGCAAATCCCGGCGTATTTACAAGTAATAGTCATGGTTTTAGTAATGGTGATGAAATATACGTTGATAGCCTAGGAGGTATGACAGAGGTAAATGGTAGAAATTATTTAGTAGCAAATTCAACTACTAACACGTTTTCTTTGCAAGATCTCTTTGGAAACAATATAAATACTACCAGTTTTACAACTTATACATCTGGTGGAACTGCAACAGAAATATTTGAAATTGCAACACCATATTCTGAAGCTGATTTATTTAATATTAGATTTGCTCAATCTGCGGATACAATGTATCTTGTGCATCCATCGTATGATATACGCACCTTAACGAGATCGGATCACAATAATTGGACTTTCGCTACACTTTCTATTTCTGGATCTCCCTCACCAGGATTAAGTGGATCGGATAATAGGCCAAGTTGTGTATCGTTTTTTGAGCAAAGACTTGTATTCGCAGGTACAAATAATAATCCGCAAAGTATCTGGTTTAGCAAAAACGGTGCTTATACAGACTTTACAGTAGGTACAAACGCGGACGATGCGTTGATCTATACGATTGCGTCAAACCAAGTTAATGCCATCCGTTATCTCTCTGCAACAAGAGTGCTTACGATTGGTACATCTGGTGGTGAATATGTTCTTACTTCAACAAATGACGGTCCTATAACACCAACAACAACACTTATACGTAAATATTCTAACTATGGATCTGCTTCAATAGATCCTGTGCAAGTTGCTGATGTAACATTATTTGTACAACGTGGCGCACGTAAAGTCAGAGAGTTTAAGTTTGTTGGAAATGTAAATACTGGTGGCTACGCTGCACCAGATATGACTATTCTAGCAGAGCATATCACAGATGGTGGTCTTACACAGTTTGCGTATCAGCAAGAGCCAGATAGCGTTGTATGGGCTACAAGAGCCGATGGTACGCTTGTAGGCATGACCTATAGACGCGAAGAAGAGGTTGTTGCTTGGCATAAGCATGTGATTGGTGGTGCATTTAGCGGTGGGCAAGCTGTTGTTGAAAGCATTGCAACATTACCATCTGATACTGGCGAAGATGAATTGTATATGATTGTGAAGCGTACAATCAACAGTGTAACAAAAAGATATGTTGAGAAACTTAAATTGTTTGACTTTGGCGCAAATACAACAGGTGCTTTCTTTGTAGATAGTGGACTATCATATAGTGGTAGTGCTGTTAGCAGCTTATCAGGTTTGTATCATTTACCTGGTGAAAATGTTTCTATATTAGCTAATGGTGCAAGTCATCCTGATAAAACGGTTGCATCTGGTGGTGTTGCGCTTGATTTCTCTGCAACAAGTGCATCTGTAGGATTTGGTTTTACAAGTAACTTAGAAACATTACGTATAGAAAGCGGTTCTGTTGATGGTACAAGTCAGGGTAAACCTAAACGTATTCATGCAATAACATTACGTTTATTTGAAACTGTAGGTGTAGAAGTTGGTAACAGTACTACCGAGTTAGATCGTATACCATTTAGAGATAGTTCTATGGATATGGATACAGCCATACCATTGTTTACAGGAGACAAAGAGATAGAGTTTCCTGGTGGGTTTGAAGATGATGACCGTATTTTTGTGAGGCAAACGCAACCACTGCCATTAACGGTATTGGCGTTGTTCCCACGCATGAATACATTTGATTTGTGAGGTAGATTATGGGCGGTCTTTGCACAGGAATACAAGTTTTCACAGGATTAACTGGCGCTGTTAAACAGAAAAATGCGTCTGATAAAGCTGCTGAGAAAGCGCAAGCTGCGGCAAACTTCAACGCAGAAATGATTGAGCGTGATATTGGTTTGCTTGAAAGACAACGCGGTATTATCAATGCACAGTTTGCAATAGATGGTGTAAGAAATCGTAGGGCTTTTGAAAGTGAGATACAAGGTCAAGCAAGATCTGGCTTTGGTTACGCTGGCTTTGATATGAGTCGAGGTACGCCACTTGCTGTGTTGCGTATAAACGCTAGAGAGTTTGACTATCAAGAGGCTGTTAATGAGTTTAACAATGAAATGACAAACATGCAGATAAGTGACGAACAAGAAAACGCACGTCTTAATGCTGAGTTGGCACGTATGGAAGGTAGCGGTGCCTCTGCTAGTCTCCGTGCTCAAGGCACTGCCTCTTTAATAAGTGGGTTAGGTCAAGTAGCAGGTCTTGGCTACCAACGCGGAATATTTGGTTCTGGTTCACAATATTCTACAAGAGCGTCAGGATCTAACTTTACAACTAGCCCACGTCCAATGCCACGTCCTTTGTTGAGGTAATAATATGAGAATACCAGTATATCGAGCAGAAGGAAGAGTAAGCACAGACATGCCGGGGCGTCCTATACGTGCAAGGCGAAGTGTGGGCAGAGAGGCTGAACAGGAGTTGGCAAAGGCTGCACCAGCAAAGGCTGCATTGGCTGCAATCGGTGAATACGCTGAAACACGCTACAAGATGGAAACAAAGAACAATCTTGATAATGCGTTGTTAGATGCACAAGAGGCGTTGCGTGAGAGGCGCGAAGAGCTTTCTAAATCAGATTTATATGGCAGTGTTCTTGATGGTGATGATCCGATATGGACGCGAGAGACAGGTAAGCTACAGCGTGAGTTATCTGATCGAGTAGGTAGCGATAGATATGCACAGCAACAGTTTCAGTCACAGTTTCGTCAGTTAGAGATACAGAATAGATTTGCATTACGCGGTGACATTGATCGCCGTGTTGAAGTTGCCTCTCTGCAAAACAGAGAAAGAAAACTAACGGACGTTGAAAACCAGATAGCAGGTGGTCAGGATCTCAGCGTTATATCTATGGCATTGCAAGGTGTTGTAAACGATACACAGAAAATGGCACAGATAAAGGCTGGTGATCTTAGCAGTCTTACAAAGCAACAATATGCTATGATTTATAACGGTACGGTACGTGCGCTTACAAACTATGCTGATAGTGCAACAAGTGGTGTGCTTGCTATAGATGAAATGAGACGTGCGTTACGTGATAGCTTGCCAAGTGACTTTTATGGTCCAGAAAAAGAAGAAAAGCCTGTCGGAGAGGAAGCACTTTCATCCTCTGGCGGTGCGTATGTTTATGGTTTGATGAAAATGTTAAGCTCAGAAGATCAGGCAAAAATGTTAAAAGCTGTTGGTGGCTTACAAACTTTCTTTGAAGGCCCAACGATTGCAGAGCAAAAAGCACAAGATCTTGCTGAAATTTATAGAAGTGAGTTATCGTCATCAATAAGCGTTTATGCTGACAATTTGCCTACGCAAACCTTATCTGAAGAAACAATACTTGATTTAGAAACAAATGTAGCAAGCATACTGCCAAACATAGAACCCGAAAAGGGCGCTAAAATGGTAGAAGATCTTAATGATTTAAAGCAACTTAATTCTTTGAAAATTGGTTTAGGGCGAGAAGCTACATTAAAAAATATAGACGCTTATGTTGATTTCTACGCAAAAGGAGTGCAAGGGCGTGGTGGCGAAGGTATTGACACGAAGTTTGAAGAAAAAGCATTGAAAATGGCGGTTGATTTGCGAGACGCCATAAACACGCAACTTGACGTAAATGGTGATGCCATTGCATTTGCTCAGGCAAATAAAATGGATACCGTAAATATAGAACCTGTGGATTTATCTATTGAAGCTATTAGCACAGGTCAAAGTGGTTTAGAAAAAAGAATAGAAGCTGGTAAAAAAATTAAAGATCTTAATGGACTAAATTATACGCCAATTCTTTCTAACGATGATGCAGACAAAATGATACAAGCCATTGAGGGTGTTGAGGCGTCTGATGCGGCTGCATACTTGCAACAAATGAAATTGTTTCTTGCGCCAATGGACAGAGCGTTTTTGTTTGAAAGTTTAAGGCGCAAAGGATTGTCAAAAGAGTATGTTCAAGCGATGTATATTGATGATTTAAAAATCGCTGGTGATTTAGTTGCTACTAAAGATTTAGAGTTAGCAGAACTCAAAAAAGGCTTACCGTCAATTAAAACATCGGGAAGCACAGGTGTAACACAGACACTTAACAATTTGCCTTTATTTGAAGATTACGCTGCTGCATACGTAGCAGGTGGTGATGGCGCAGCGTCTATAAAACTGTTAAATGAGCAACGTGATATGGCAGAAAAACTTGCGTTCTATTATGTCAAAACACAAGATATGGAAGTAGGTGACGCTGTAGAAAAAGCAGTAGAAAGTATTTTTCCTGGTGATGTTTTGGTTGGCAGAAATGAAAACCTGATTGTGCCAAAAGGATTTAAGTCAGAAAATGTTTCAACAGCGTTGCAAACACTTGTTAAGCCAAATGTATTAGATCAATTTGATATTGTGCCACTATCAGACCCAAGATATGAGGGTTTTCAAAATCTCGCCGTTAGTCAACAAGCATTAATAAACAACGGTAAATGGATTAACAACGGCACTGGTGATGGTGTTATACTGCATTACAACTTAGAAGGTACGTTTATACCTGTTCTTATAGGTGATGGAACACAAGCTTTTGAGCTAATGTTTAAAGATTTAGAAAACATGGATTTGTTGGCTCTCATGGCAAACAAAGAAAAGCTTACACCAAAACAAGTAAGAGAAAACTTTGCTATCGGATACAAGAGCAGACCTACACAATACACTGGCACAGGAACGCTAATTGTAGAACCAACACAAACGGAGATGCCTGGGTTGGGTGATTTAGATGCAGAAGCAAAAAAACGAATAGATGAAGCGCAACAACAGTATTTTCAGCAATAAAGGTAACTAATGCGTCCACGTCCGTTAAATCAAGATAGTGCAGTAGTCAGGGCTACCGGGTTTGCTGATTTAAGCATTTCGGCTGGGCAAGTATTTAAGCAAGCACTTGAGGCTCCGACTGTTGGTAACTTGCTTTCTCAATCGTACAAAACATCTAACAGTTTATACAGCAACGCGACAGAAGAAGAAAAAGAAGAGTTTAGAGAACAACAAAGACAACGTGATTTAAGAAAGTCAGGACTTGAAGCGCAGTTAGATATTGAAACAGATCCAATTAAAAGAGAACAGTTTCTTAGCGAAATAGATCAGCTATACAAAGAAAAAGAAACACAACGCGATTATTATTCTCAGAAAATGATTGAGGATGGTAGGTTGATTACTTCCGAAGCGTTAAACGAAGAGTATGGTGATTTCTATACGTTTGAAAAACCAGAGTCACGAGAAGTAGCAGAAATGCTTGTTAAAAATGTACGAGAAGAGCTTGTACGCAATGCAATACTTGAAAAGGGTTTAGATGGTGTTGCTGGTTATACTGCGTTGCTAGGAGGTGCATTACTTGCGGCTGCAACGGACCCTATAGAGCTTGGCGCAGCATTTATACCGTATTTTGGACAAGCAAGACGTGCAGCTACTGTTGCCCGATTTGGCAAGATAAAAGGGCGTACTGCTATAGGTGCCGGAGAAGGTCTAGCTGGATCATTGCTTACAGAGCCTTTATACTATGGATTATCGCAGCAACTACAGCTTGATTATAGCATGGGCGAGGCATTGCTTAATGTTGGTGTAGGCACATTACTTGGATCTGGCATTGGTACTATCGCTGGTGTTACTGCTAGACGGTTAGATATAAAAGAAATTGCTCGTGACAGCGGTGTGCCAGATGACATATTTCCTGAGCAACAACGTATAAGTGAGGCAGATGCAGTTGCAGAAACACAACGTAGAAATAAAAACACATACAAAAACAATGGTGTGTTTGGAGGGCAACGGATTGGAAATGTTGTTTTAAGACAATTTGTAAACGATAATGAAATAGACGTGTCTCCTGTTATGCCAAGGTACGCAAAACGTCCACAAACTCTAGTAGAGTTTATAAAAGATCGTGGTGGTATTAATGATGATAAAGGACAATTTAGAGGCGAATTAAGTAAAAAAGGTATAAAAACTCGCACTGGATACGTTACAAAAAAAGGTAGTCGCGTATCCTATCTAAGCAACAAAGATTCTGAGTTAGATTTAGTTGAAGCAACGGAAATAGCTTTTGATGGCGGTTATCTTGGCAACAATCAAGTAGACGAATTTTTACAAAGAATAGATGAAGATTTAAATGGTGATTACACTTTTTCATTAGCAGATCAGGAACAAGCAGATCTTTGGAGAAAATATCATCAAGGAAAAAATGATTTTGAAAAAGAAACAGAAGCTCGTAATTTAATTCGGCAACAAGTAAAAGATACGACAGGACGTGATGTAACAGATGCTGAGGTTGCTATACTTGCAGATGAAATAAATCGCACTGGTGTAGATTTAGAAGATGCCACCAAATCTATACAAGTAAAGTTAGATGATTTTCAAGCACAAATGCTTGCGAGAAACGGTCAGTCAATAGCAAACGATGTGGGTGCAGATGTAAACTCGGCAGAACGATTTGACGAATTGTTGCCGCAAGTGCAAGATGAATTTGAGTTTGATGCGGAGTTAGAGCAAAACGAAGCAATCATAAGACAGTATGAGGAAAACGGCGATTTAGATGCAGAAGATCTAAAAGAGCTTGAAGAGATACGTCAGATAGAAGAAAAGGCTGCGTCATATCAAGAGCTTACGAGAATGGCAGCTATTTGTACGGCGAGGGCATAATGGCAGATTGTTTAAAACTTATAGATGACGCAAACAACGGCAGACTTACAGACCAAGAGCTATCTGATATTATTGAGGATTTGCAATCTGCTAAAAACGCACAGAGAGCCGCAAGTAAGTTAGAGTCTGTAGAAGAAAGCATATTTGAACGTGGTGCGTATCTCGTAAAAGAAGCAGAGCTTGCTGCTAAGATAGAAAAACGCAATCGTTACATAAATATTCTACGCGAAAAGAATTTGCTAGAGTTGGCAGATCGAGCAGACAAAGCTGTAAATGATCCGTCATTAGGATTAGAAGCAGCGTTGGTTGGTGTAAATGCTGGGTTTGAAGGTGCTCTTAGATCTGTTGATAGCCTTATGAACTCATTAGGTGGTGAATATTTTGGTGGCATGATAGCTGACTTAAAAACAGCAAAACTACATACTGAGTTTAATACAATGCGTGGAGATCTTGAGTTAGAAGTCTCTAGAGCATTAGCAAATCTTAATAAAAAAGTGCCAGAGACAGATATTGATGCAAGTCCTAAAGCACAGAAAATTGCAAAGATTATGTTTAAATATCAACGTATGGCTTTGCACAGAGAAAACAAAGCTGGTGCGTTTATACGACTAAAAGAAGGTCGTGTTGTCAGAGCAAGCCATGATCCGCGTAAAATGACAAATGTAGGTAAAGATGCGTGGGTTGATTATATGTCAGAGGGTGGGCGTATAAATTGGTCTAAAACAGCTAATGGTGATTTTGCAAATGCAGCTGATGCAGCAAAACGTGGGTTTTTAGAACGCTCATACGAAGCTATTACAACAGGTGTAAGGTTAAGCACAGATACTACAGAACTTTCTAAAGCATTTACAGGGCCACAAAACTTAGCAAAAGCTAGAAGTGAAAGTGCTGTGTTTACTTTTAAAGATGCAGACACTTGGTATGAGTACGATCAACAGTTTGGGCGCGGCTCATTGCGTGAGGCATTTGTGCAAGATCTTCAAGGATCTATGAGGTCCATTGCTTTACTAGAGCAGTTTGGCACAAACCCAGAAGCAATGTTTAGAAAAGCACAACAGAAACTCTTAAAGAAATACAGAAATGATCCTACAAAAGTAAAAAGATTAAAACGTGAAGGTTCAATACTTAACTTTGACGCTATGATTGCCGAGGTTACAGGTGACGTAAACATTGGATCTCACACTAAATTAGCTCGTTGGTTGCATGGATATAGAGCAATACAAACGATGGCAAAACTAGGTGGCGCTGCTGTGTCTGCTTTTTCTGATGTAGCGTTTATGGCATCAAATCGTATGTATCAGGGTCGTAGTCTTATGGACGCTTGGGGTGATAGCTTTAGTGCTCTGTTTAGAGGCATGAACCAAGGTGAAATGCGTGAGTTTGCAGATAGGTTAGGTGTTGGGTTAGAAAGTCAGTTAGGTGATTTTATGTCACGGTTCAATGCCTCAGATGATATACCAGGCAATACATCAAAACTGTTAAATAAATTCTTTAAACTAAACTTATTACAGCCTTGGACAGAAGCTAACAAGCGTGGTGTTACGCTTATGATTGCTAATGATCTAGGTAGAGAGGCTGGTAAGACTTTTGATAATCTTGCGCCTGATTTACAACGGTTGCTTAGTATCTATGGCATAGATGCGGTCAAATGGAACGCGGTACGCAAGGGTGTAAAGAAGGGACCAGATAGTAGAGATTACATTGTGCCGGGTGAGATACCAGACGAAAGTGTAAGAGAGAATATGTTTAACTTGCTTACAAACGAAGCAGAGTTTTCCGTACCATCTCCCGGAGCAAGAGAACGTGCAATACTACGACAAGGATATAGACCCGGTTCTTTTGCTGGTGAAGCAATACGCTTTGTAGGTCAATTTAAATCTTTTGGTGTGTTAGGTATTACCAAGAATATCGGACGTCATGCGTATGGCACAGGTGCTAAGAACAAGCGTGAGATCTTTGCCAGAGGTGTAGGTGGAAATCTTGGTTTGATAAACACCATAGTCGGCACAACGGTTATGGGTTACTTTGTTATGCAAGCCAAAGAGGTTATGAAGGGCAGAGAGCCTAGACCAGCTTCACCAGAAACTTTCTTAGCTGCTGCATTACAAGGCGGTGGGCTTGGTATATACGGCGATTTCTTGTTTGGTCGTGCAACTCGATTTGGTGGTGGCACATTGGAAACAGCGATAGGACCGGGCATATCTGCTGGATTTGAGGGATTAGATCTTATGCTTAGGTATAGAGATCAATTGCTTACAGGTGACGAAGATGTACGTGGTGACGCGGTAAGGTTCTTCAAAAGCAACATGCCACTGGCAAATTTATTTTATACGCAACAAGCACTTGATTATATGATATGGTATCAGTTGCAAGAAACGATTAATCCAGGGTATCTACAGCGTATGGAACAAAGAATACGACGCGATAATAACCAAGACTTTATAGTACCACCTTCTAGTGTCGTTGCAACGGGTGGAGGTTTTAGATGACTGTTCAAATCATTAAATTCGTGGTAAAACACTCTTAGTAGAGGATGTAACATGACAGTAAGTAGTAGCACAAACAAAGTAAGCTATAGCGCCAATGGTTCGCTAACCACGTTCGCATATAGTTTTAAGATATTTGATCAAGATGATTTGACAGTTATTCTTAGGGCGGCAGACGGCACAGAAACAACACAGACTATAACGACACACTATACAGTTACAGGCGTAGGGTCGGCTAGTGGCGGTAACGTTGTGTTTGGTTCTGCCCCGGCAAGCGGTGTTACGGTAGTTATTATACGTGAGCAACCACTTGCACAAGGTTTAGACCTAGTTGCTAACGATCCCTTTCCAGCAGAAAGTCTTGAAGAAGCTTTAGACAAGCTTGTGTTCATGTCACAAAAACATGAAGAAGAACTTGGTCGTGCGATTAAGGCATCACGTACAAACACACTAACAGGTTCTGAGTTTACAATCTCTGCGACTGATCGAGCAAACAAGATCTTTGCTTTTGATGGTTCTGGTAACGTAAGCATTACGCAAGCTATTGGTATTTTTAAAGGTGATTGGGGTGCATCTACAAGCTACGTGGTTAGGGATATTGTTAAGGACACAAGCACTAACAATATTTTTATAGCTAACACTGCACATACTAGTTCTGGTTCACAGCCACTAACAACCAACACAGATAGTGCAAAATGGGATCTACTTGTTGATGCTGCATCTGCAACAACATCACAAACAGCGGCTGCTGCAAGCGCAGCTACTGCCACAACCAAGGCTAGTGAAGCAGCGGCAAGCGCAGCTACAGCAACG